TAATTCAGGCCCGCAGGATTCCCAGTCTTGCGGGTTTTTACATTATATCAATCACTTACAAAAACATGTTTTATAACATGTGATCGAAAGTGAAAATAAATGGCAAAAGATTAGGAGGTTGTTTTATATATACCTAAATTTGTACTACAAACTTTAAAAATGACAAAATGAAGCCTTTATTTAAAATGACAGATTACGAAGTTCAGGTTATTGCAAATAATCCTAATGTGTTCGGCAGTATGTTAGCAAGAAACGAAATGAACAAGCGCGCCATAAAAGATCAGCGCGAAGCCGGAAATGAAAAACTTGAGATTCCATACATTTTTGACGCAAACGACAGGGATCAATACAGAACCGAATTATACTCAGTTGAGTGGGATAATTAAATATAATTTAAAAATAAAATGAGCTATTCAAAAATCAAACTTGACGGCACGGCATCTGAAAAAGCAGGACGCAAGCCACTTCCAAAAGGTGAAAAGAAATTGAAATTCACCATGTACGAATACCCTAAAATCATCGTCCTAAACGGTGGGATGTATAAGATGAAAGAAACCATGCAAAACAGTTTAAAACGATAAAACTATGTGGTATATAATCGTATTCCTCGGAATTATGGTAATTTTAGTAAGTGCAATATTAATGTCTAAAAACAAATAAAATGAAAGAGTTAATCGGTGATCCTTACGAATGTTTCGGAATAATTATTTTTTGCATGATTGGTTTTCTCTGCATTTTGTGGGGAGTGTACGACAAAGAAAAACGACGCATCAAAAAGCAAGTTCACGATAAAACAGTTTGGCAAATCAGGATGCTGAATGAACGAAAACATATGAGCACATTACTTTAATTATAAATTTCACACTTTAAAAACAAAAACAATGAATAATCCTTATGTAAAAGTTTACAACGAAAATGGAACCGTTAAAAATCCGATCAAAGAAGTTTATTTGTCAAAATTCGACAACCGGAAAGCACGGAGATCATTTAAGAACGAAATCCGATTTAAAGGGAATACAAGGCACGTGAATTTAACCGTGTTGAAAGAATCAAAGTTTGTCAGATTCGTACAAACCATTTTTACAAAGACCGGTATTAAGCGAATTAATCATTATTTACCGGCTTAAAATATCCGAGGTTTAGTTGAGCCTCCGATTTGTTATAGTCTGGTTTTCTTAGCCTACCATAGCGATACAGACACCTTTTTTTGTTACACGCCTCCGGTCATACAGGAATTTGATCGGAGGCAGTCAGAACATGTTTAAAAACACGTTTTGTAATATCAATTACTCTTTAGATTATCTTTGAAGTACAAACTTTTTAAAAACGATACAAAATGGAAAAACAACCTTTAGATGAGCTTTTGAAAACCTACAAAGTCAGGTTAAAAACAGCGTTATTCATGTTAGACGATCTTAAAGAAAAAGACGAAGAAACCAGAAAACGACTAACCGTAAAGATCGGATGTTACAGAACTTTCATTAATGAATTAGAGGAGGTTTTATCATGAAATACGCACGCTACGATTACGACAGCCCAGATGGAATGTACGAACCAGACGACGAACCATCACAGGCAGATATGGACGAAGAAAAGTTTGATCAAAACGAAGATTCAGAATAAATAAACAATTAAAAGATACGGAGTTGACGATAATTTTGTATCTTTAAACACTTTAAAAACGATATGGAAAACTTCATTACTAAAATCGAGTTTGAAATTAAAAAGGATTCAAACGAAGAATATCATTCCAAAAAAGAATATATTTCATGTTCCGGCCTTAAACAGATTAAAAAAAGTCCGTTACATTTCAAGGAAGAGGAGAAAAAAACAACCGAGGCAATGACTTTTGGAAGTGCTTATCATACCTTTAATTTAGAGCGTGAATTATTCGATCAGGAATATATGGTATTTGATGATTCAGCAATTTGTTCTATTTTAATTGCCGAAGGCGCAAAGTCTCCACGGGCCACAAAAAACTACAAAGATTGGTATGAAGGCGAAATGAGATTGGCGGGTGATAAGGTGACTATCGACAATGGCACATACAGAACACTGGAGGCAATGAACGATCGTTTATTTAGGCATAAGTATGTCAGGTCTCTTTTATCAAATGGACAAGCTGAAATGAGCGTATATTGTGAAATTACAATAATGACCGGCCAAAAGATTTTAGTTAAGATCAGGCCTGATTATTTCAAACAAGAAAAACGACTTATCACAGATTTGAAAACTACAACAGGGGCCAGCATTCACGACTTTCCACGTCATGCTGCTGATTTTGATTACCACATTCAGGCTGCAATGTATTCTGATATTATGAACGCAATCGAAGGAAAGGAGATGGGATGGAATTTTTTCTTTATTGCACAGGAAAAAACGAAGCCTTTTGCATTCAATATTTTTGAATCCGGATCGCAATTTATGGCACAGGGCCGGTACGAATGGGAACAGCTTTTAATGCTTTATGCCTTCTGTTTAGAAGAGGACAAATGGCCAGGTTATCAAGTTTTCACACAAAACAAATTCGGCGTAAACGAGCTTAATTTACCCGCCTATTCAATAAGAGAAATTAATTGGTTTAATCATAAATTTTAATACTAAAAAAACGATGAACACACCAGCAAAAATCAAAGGATCATTGCCAAAATTATCAGATTTAATGAATACTGATCTGGCTAAATTAGAAGAGGTTAACGACCTTAATATTTTATTAAACCAACAACCGCCTGAAAATTGGTTAAAGGTCAATCCAATGGAAAAGAAGTTAAAATATCTTCCAATCGAAAGGGTTGAGTATTTATTAACACGTTTATTTTTTGAATGGAAAGTTGAAATTAAAAATATTCAACTGATTGGAAATTCAGTTTGTTGCGAAGTTAGGTTACATTATTTTAATCCGGTTTTGGACGCATGGGATTGGCAGGATGGCGTAGGAGCCGCACCACTTCAAACAGAAAAAGGAGCCGGGGCAACTGATTTTAATAAGTTAAGGTCAAACGCTGTAATGCTGGCAGCTCCGGCAGCAAAATCATACGCAATAAAGGACGCGGCGCATATGTTGGGTGCAATATTCGGAAAGAATTTAAACCGTGAAGATCAGGCCAATTATGATTCTTTAGCAGAAAATCCAATCTTTGCACGTGACGAAAAATTAAACAGTTTACTTGAAGATTAATAATTTAAAAATAAGAAAATGAAAAGCTATTCAGGACAAATCGAATTAACAAAATTAAAGTGTGTAATCCTTGAAAAGAAAGGACAATCCGGAATGATTCGAGGTTTATTTATTCCGATCGCTCAAAACTTTCTCGATGAATTTGCAGAGAATCGCGTTGCTTTGCCGGTGTCAATTGTCGTACATGATACACAGGACAAATACGGGAATGATGGTTTTATAGGTCAAAAAGTCGGATCGAAGATTTACAAAGATGCAACCGACGCACAAAAAGAAGAGTTCAAAAAACTGCCAATTTTAGGTAACTTTAAAAACTTTTCAGGTGGATCAGATTCAGGAACGGCCGCACCAGTTATTATAGATGAAGTTTCAGATTTACCATTTTAAAAAGGTAAATTTATTTGTAATTACCATTTTAATGCTTATCTTTGTAATTATTCATTTAAATTAACAAGATGGAAAAAACAAAGATTTGCTTTAAATGTGGAGAATTAAAAAATTTATCTGATTACTACAAACACCCCGCAATGGGTGACGGTCATTTGAATAAGTGTAAAAAGTGTACTAAGACAGATACGAAAAAACGATCTGATATTTTAATATCTACACCAGAAGGATTAGATAAAGAAAGGGAAAGACACAGGGAAAAATACCATCGTTTAAATTATCTTGAAAAACACAAGCCAACACATGATGCAAAAAAATTAATAATGGAAAGGTATAAAAATAAATATCCTGAAAAAATTGCGGCAAAAAGCAATAGTGGAAATTTGCCGACAATCGAGGGGGTTGAAAAACATCATTGGTCATATAATAAAGAACATTACAAAGATGTTATTTATATCGCATCTGAAGACCATAATACCGCTCATAGATTTATGGTTTACGATCAAGAGAGAATGATGTACCGGAAATTAACAGGCGAACTTTTAGATACGCGAATATCGCATGAAGAATATATTAATTCAGTAATTGAACGTAAATGAATCCACAAATCGAAACACCTGGCAGTCATTCCAAATTATCAAAATTAAACGGTAACGACAGCCAAAAAATCAAAGAATCCGGTATAACGTCGCCGGACTTAAGCAAGCTAAAAGCAATTAAATTAAACAATAAAACAACAATTTACAGATGAAAAACGACAAAATGATTACGTATGAATACGGTGCAATGAGTTCTAAATTCTCATGTGTTTCTGAAAACAAACTAACAGCGTACGTAACAATGTGCGCACATTACGACAGTCAGGCTAATCTATTGGTTATTTATAGCCCAAAAGAAAGCAAGCAAGATTGTTGGACTTCGTTTACTGGTCAAATATCAGAAAGATTAGATGAAGTTTTTGGAGGTGTTGGAAGTTTTGATGAATATGTAAAAAATCATATTCCAGAAATTAAGGCATGTTATAAAAGTATTAAAAGGTTAGTTTAAAATGAAAGATTCTGATTACTTCAAATTAATCGAGTTGGCCAATGTTGGAGGCGGTTTTATTCCGGCAAATGAAAACGCATCGGAACTTTTAGATCAATCGCGAAAAGGCGAAATACTTTCATTCAAAGAAGTAACAGCCCGCGACATTTCAATGCACCGCTGCTATTTTTCGCTCTTAAATTTCATCTATAATTACCTACCTTTGAAATTCAGAAAAGCAGTACCAGAAGATAAATTTTACATATTCATCAAACATTTAAAAGGTGAATACGCTGTTTTATTTGACTTTTCAGACGGTACGAAGATGGTTGAGTATGAAAGTATATCTTTCGGGAATATGTCTCAAAAACGCTTTGAATCATTCATACGCGAACAATTACCATTTATTTATGAAAATGTAATCGGAAAATTCTTTGAAGGCGAAATTTATGATTCAATTATTAATACCATTGAAAAAGAATACGAACGCTTTATGGCAAAACTTTGAATTATAATTTGTATCTTTGGGATTGGATAGGTGGAAGTAATTACCCACCGATAAGGAGAAATCGAGACTCTTTCCAATTCCTTTTCTGCTCGATTAATTAAAATTCTCGAATAAATGAAAACTATTTTCCTCACACAAAACAAGGCTGTTCATGTTGATGATGATGATTTTGATTATCTTAATCAATTTAATTGGTATGCGCATAAGCATAAAAACACTTATTATGCAGAAAGAAAAGAAAATGGCAAATCAATATTGATGCACAGAATCATAATGAATACATTAGACGATAATGAAGTAGATCACATTGATCACAATGGATTAAATTGTCAAAAATACAACATGAGAAACTGCACAAGCATCCAAAATAGAAGAAACCATAATCCTTTTGGAAAATCAAATTATTTGGGTGTTTATTTTTCTGGTAAATCTGTTAGGGCTGCCATTTCTGCCAATAAACAAAGAATTTATTTAGGGACGTTTAAAACAGAAGAAGATGCCGCCTCCGCTTATGATATAAAAGCAAAGGAGCTGTTTGGAGAATTTGCCAAATTAAATTTTCCGTATGTGTTGTAACGATCTATCGTTAGAACGTTCTTAAAAGACATTTCGCTAGAAGATTTTGAAACTTATATTCTTAAATTTATTTAAAAACAAATAAAATGGAAAACTTATATACAACAGATTGTATCAGAACATTTACAGGTATTTATATTAATGTTTTTGAACCAACCCTTGAAATGATTTGCATTGAAGATATTGCACACGCTTTATCAATGCAATGTAGGTTTGGGGGACATTTACCTAAATTCTATTCAGTAGCAGAGCATAGCCTGTATTGTTCTGAATTAGTTCCGAAAGAACATAAACTTGCAGCTCTTTTGCACGATGCTTCCGAGGCTTATCTATTAGATATTCCAAGCCCAATTAAGAAAAGATTATCAAATTATAAAGATATTGAAAATGGTTTAATGATGAAAATAGCTGAAAAGTTTTCGTTTGAATACCCATTTCATAATGATATAAAATTAGCTGATGAAATGGCGCTGGTAACCGAATGGCATAATTTAATGTTGGAAGAAAATTTTGCGCCTTTTTTAATTTCATTAAGTTTTAAAGATGCCAACGAAATATTTATTCAAACATACCTTAAATTATGCGGGTTTTAAATTAAAACTTTTACATTTATTAGTCACCATTTTAACGATTGTTTACCACAAACTAAAGGATTAATGTACCAAGAAAAATGCTATCAAAACCTGGAATCAAATTTAAGGTAGATCAAATACATGATCATTGTGATACTGACTATTTTTGCAGGATGCTTTTATTTACTTTTAAAAACTATTTAACATGAAAGAAAAAACAATGCAAAAATTATTATTGCTTATTTCATTATTAACACTAATTGCATTTTTATCATCATCATGTGTGACAGTTAAAAGATCGCATTCAAAAACGATGTACGCTAAAAGAGCGGCATTTATTAAGTCACACGGGGAGCCACGAAATGAATTTTTTGATCGGAAATGTCCGAACGTGTTTAGATAATTACTATATTTGTACCTCATAATATCCGTTGAAGTTATTTGAAAAACTGTTAAGACCGGGGTTCGACTCCCCGATCCTCCACATACAAATCGCCAATTTGTAACGTCGAAAGACCGCCGGAATTCTGGAGCCGGCCCGATTGGGAAAACAGGAAACATTTGGGGGATGTTTGGTTTTGATTGGCAGAAAAGTAGATTAATTGAGGGTATTACAGCCAATAATAGGCAAAACAATTGAAATGAAGATGGCGGCTTAGAGCTGTACTGATTCAAAATGTGCCGGACTGCATACCATTAGAACTGCATACGGCCTTAATTATTCAGGTTCCCGAATACTGACATTAAGTTGGGTGTGAAAGTCGGGTAAACTGCTACATCGCTAAGGCCTGAATTTATTTTTAAAATTTGTTTGAATTGTCAAATTAATTTAGTAATATTGCAATGTGAACCGGATGAAATGTTCCGGTTTTAATTGGATTAAATTGTAATAAAAATATGAGCAAAGTTTTTAAACAGAGAATCAAAGAAAAGGGATTGAAAACTACATGGATTGCAGATCAATTAAAGATCAGCCAGCCATCACTTTCAATGTACCTTAACGATAAACGATCAATGCCAAAGGATATTGAATACAGACTTAAAAAATTGCTGTATGCTTAAAATCATTTTTTACCCCCAAATAGTAATAAAAATATAACACTATTATGACTTATTCAGACAAATTAAAAAGTCCTAAATGGCAAAAGAAACGGTTGGAAATTTTGGATATTCACAAATTCAAATGTGATGAATGCAAGTCGGAAGAAAAAACGCTACATGTTCATCATAGGTTTTATTTAAAAGGACGCGAACCATGGCAATATGATAATGATGTATTTCAGGTATTATGCGAAGATTGTCATACAAAAGAACACGTACCAAAAGAGAAGGTTGTTTTTGCTATCCCAAAGAGATATAAGCAATTGATAGAATTTTTAAATCCGTTTGATGATAATGTTATTCATTGGTTTTCTGAAGGAATATGCAATACCGTAAATTCTGAAAATATGGATGAATTTAATACTGCTATGTCATACGTGGCCGCCATTGGATTTGATGATGGATTTGCGGATATTATCGCCAAAAATAGGGCAGAAGAAAACGATATTGAACTTCACTCAAGAATCAACGAACTTAGATATCAAGTTGAATATTTGGTAAAAATGACCGGATTTAAAAAACCCGAAAGTAATGATTTTGAATTTTAAAACTATGAAAGATCCGGCATTTTTATTCTACAGTCAGGACTTTCTCGTTGGCACACTTGCAATGCCATTTGAGGAAAGAGGAAGATATATAACACTAATATGTTACCAGCATCAGACAGGCCGAATGAGTGAGGAAACCATAAGGTTATTGGTAGGTTTATTTTCGGATACTCTTAGGTTAAAGTTTAAACAGGACGAAAAGGGTTTATTTTTCAACGAAAGACTTGAGCAGGAAATTGAAAAAAGGGATAATTTTATTCAAAGTCGTAGAAATAATGGAGTTATGGGCGGAAGACCTAAAAAAGAAAATAAACCTAATGGTTATCCTACCGATAACCTAATTGAAAATGAAAATGTAATTGTAAATACTAAAGAAATAAAGGAGAAATTTGAAATTTTCAGAAAACAATATACTGGAACTAAAGGAGGTTTTGAACCTGAATTTAAAAACTTCCAAAAAAAATGCAAAAATGAAGATGTTGAATTATTACTTCCTGCACTAATCAAGGAAAAACAATACAAACAAAAATCTATTGAATTAGGCGCTTTTTGCCCTGAATGGAAAAACCTATCAACATGGATAAATCAAAAATGTTGGTTGCAAGAATTACCAGAAATAAAACCCAAAACAAATGGGCACACCCAAGAAACTAAATCAAACGTTGCAATTACTAATTTTAGACACTAATGGCATACGAAAAACGAAACGACAAAAAACCATACGATATTAGCATCTATGGGAAAATACCACCTCAGGCAATAGATGTCGAAATGGGTATAATCGGTTGCTTTATGATTGAATCAGATGCTTATCTTTTAAATCCGGTCCAGCCTGAATTATTCTACAAAGAAGAAAATCAGAAAATTTGTACTACAATTCAGGAAATGACAAAGGCCGGTAAAAAGATCGATTTATTAACGGTCACAATTCGATTAAAAGAAAAAGAAATACTCGATCAGGTGGGCGGGCCAATTTACATTACTCAATGCACTTCAAATGTTTCAAGCGTTGCAAATATTTCACATTGGATACTTATTTTAAAAGATAAATATTTACGGCGCGAAATGATCCGAATGAGTGCAGAGCTTCAACAATCAGCATACGATGAAAATACAGAGCTCGAAGAAATAATCGAATCAGCTCAGGCTATTTTTATGAAACTTTTAAGCGATGAATCTGAAAGTGTAAAGTCATTTAGCGAAGTTGCTTTGACTATTTCCGAAACAATGACCAGTAATGCAAAAGACGAAACAGATTCAACCGGAATACCTACCGGATTTATAAAGTTTGATAATTTTGCACATGGAATGCAACCAGGCGATTTAGTTGTGATCGCTGGTGAATCATCACACGGGAAAACTATGCTAGCAACAAATATTGTTAATTACGCCGCAAAGCAAGGTTATCCATGCGATGTTCACAGTTTAGAAATGTCGGCAAAGCAGTTAGTAAGTCGAATCCTTTCGATTGAATCAGGAATATCAGCAAAAGACATGCTTTTTCAAAAGATGAGAACCGAATCAATAATGCAAGTTGAAAAGCATATTTCAAAACTTGACGGCCTGCCGATTTACTTTGACGATAAAAGCACAGCAAGCAGTCAAAAGATATGTGCCTCAATTCGTAAAATGGTGCTAAAATACGGCATTAAAGTCGCAATGATAGATTATCTTCAATTAGTATCTGGTGATTCAAAACAGGGGCGCGAGGAAGAGATTGGACAGAATACCCGAATGTTTAAAAACATTGCAAAGGAATTGGATATTGTCGTTATATTACTTTCTCAATTTTCAAACTCAGAAAGTCATGTTCCTACCATTGGAAGGCTTCGCGGGTCCGGCCAGATCAAAGAGGCCGCGGACATTGTGTTCATGGTTTGGATTCCAGAAAAAGAAGGCTTTTCATTTATTAAAGACGAAAACTTAGGTGGCGAAATCGATATGAGAGGCAAAGCTCAAATCATTATGGGTAAAGGTAGGAATACCGGAACAATGGATTTTATCGTAAATTGCCACAAAGAAATAAATAAAATGTGGGATGATGAAATAATTGAAACGGGAACATGGAAAATGACACCAAGTACAGATTTTTACAACAATGAAAAACCAGATAAACCCTTTTAATCGAACAATTAAGATTTTTAATATTTAAACAAAAAGCAAAATGAAACAAGCTATTTACAACTCAAATTCAGGAGAATTTACATTTGACGATATGTTGCCGTGTCCTTTTTGTGGATGCACTCCAGAAATTATGTTTATCGGTAATGATTACACCAAAAAAAGACAGGTTGAAATAAAGTGCGGTAATCGAGATTGTCGCGTAACAATAATTACCGGTGGAATACATTCAAATTCGGAAACAGTGGCAAAATGGAGCATTGAAAAATGGAACAAGAGAGTATAAATCAAACACAACGAATCAGTTTTAAAACAATTAGAAGATGAAAGCAAATCGAGTAGAATGTAATGAATGTTTAAATTTCACATGGCCGCACTTAGATGGAAACGGAATGATCAAAGAAAATGCTAAATGTAAATTAGGTAAACGTGTAATGTTCAGGATGCCGCTTTTAAACAGGTGGGGTGCGTCTGGTCTGCATTATGATGATGGTGGTTATTATCGGTATTGTGATGATTTTAAAACTAAATAATTATGAAATTAGGCGAAATTAAAACGATTGAAGGGGTAAAAGTCAAATTAACAACTCCGGAACCAGGAACAGATGAAACGAACAACTGCAAAGGGTGTTATTTCAAATACGGCGAATTTAATTGCTGGTTAAGTCTATATGATCAGGAATGTGGCGAAGATGGAATATTCAAAGAGGTAAAATATGACCGACGATCTTAAAACCAAAATCGAAAATAGGGAAACTGAAATTCAAAGAGCTTACGATAATACGAGATTCCGGCTAATTGAATTGAATCAGATGCAAGTTGAAATATCGCAAAAGATTAAAGATCAGGAGCGAATCATGGGAATACTAAAACGGCGAGCATCGCAACAGGGAATATCACATATATTGTGAAAACATGTTTTATAATAGAATATTTTTTTGTATATTTGCAATATGAT